GCGAAATTGACGAACAGGCGCGGCTGGAAAACGACGAACTGGAAGAACGCATGAATAATATCGGAGGTCACCATGTGTGACCGCTGCAATGGCAAGGGCTTTATAACGTCAACCGAACTGGTTGAGCATTTCGGCGGCGGCTACCGGATGCCGGTATTCTATACCTGCGACTGTCTGGCAGATGGCCGATGTCCGAAATGCGACAACGAATTGACCGATGACGACAAGGACGGGAATATCATCATCGGCAAGGCGTACTGTAGTAACTGCGATTCATGGTGGGAGGTAGCATGAACCACATGGCGCACACACCATCGAACAACGGCGCTGCCCGGTTCATCGGCGGCGCTATCCTGTTTATCGTGCTGACCGGCTGCATGGCCGTGTATATTATCAGTCTGCAATGGGGATTTCAACCATGACACTCACAAAAACGCTTAGATTTGATGATGATGTAATCGCCGTGCTGCGCGAAATGCAGTGGAGCGAGGACGGAACCGCCGGAAAACTGGTGGGCCAACTTGACCGAAAATTGTACGAGCGCGTGAATAAGGCACTTGCCGCGATGGGCGGCGCATGGAACCGCAAGGCGCAAGCGCACGTATTCCCGTTCGACCCGCGCCCGCAAGTGGAAGGATTGCTACAAAGTGGGGCGCTGACCGTTGAACGTGACGGTTTCTTTGAGACGCCCCGCGCCGTGGTGCTGCGGATGTTAGAACTGGTGGATTGCAAGGACTATCACCGGGTTTTGGAACCATCGGCAGGACGCGGGGCGATTGCCAATCTTATTCGCATGTGGCGCGGCGCCACCGTGATTGTCTGTGAGAAAAACGAAGAAAGACGGAATTGCCTGCTACGCCAGGGATTTGTAACCGCTGCGTGCTCTGACTTCATGGACCTGGATGTAACATTCGAATTTGACCGGATCTACATGAACCCGCCTTTCGAAGAGGGCCAGGACGTTGATCACGTAATGCACGCCTATGATCTGCTGAAAGATGACGGAGAAATGGTTTCCGTCATGGGCGAACACGCATTCTTTGCCAATGACCGCAAATCGGTTGAATTCCGCGAATGGCTGGATGATGTCGGCGGCTACAACGAACAGTTACCGCCTGGATCGTTCAAGGAATCGGGAACCGGGGTAAACGCGCGGCTTGTGGTGGTGAAACGATGACCGCCCGCGTCGCATGGAACACCCGCAGACTAGCCCGCCCCGTCGCATGACGTTGACTAACCCGCGAGGGATATAGATTGTTGGAGGGATTGATGACTGAACCAAAGGTCGAGGAAAACTGGACTTGTGAAACGTGCAACCAGGAACTTGAAAACCGTCAGGCGGTGGTTGAACACCTGAGAACACACCACGGCGAGACAAGCGACAACCCGAAGGGAAAGCGCAGTATGTTGAGTCACATCGACGGGCGTGATTGGTACGGCGGTTCGTACAGGTGGGAATTTGACTGCGGCGCAGTTATGACGAACTCCTACCGGGCCGAACGTGACAAGAATGACCCTATGCGTATTATTGCCGCAGACTAGCCCGCACTATTCGATGACAGGAGGGAGGGATTATGGCAACAGATGAGGAAATTCTACAGTCAATTCGTAATGCGTGGAACGAATACTCCACAAAGGGAGGCGAGTACAACGTCCTGGGAAAGTTGAACTTGACATCATGGATGGGCGAGCGAACGGGTTTCCTGCTGCGCGAGAACGATAGACTATTGCGCCGGTTGGAAATCGAAACCCGGCTGGCCGAATGGATGGAGAAGCAAGCGCCGGACATTTTCGCCCAATCTGACATCCTTAGGCGCGGAGAGAATACGGGACTTAGAAGTTAACGGGGGTTGTGATGGATCTAAAACCGATTGAGACACGATACAAAGGGTATCGTTTCCGCAGCAGGTTAGAAGCACGCTATGCCGTGTTTTTTGACACAATCGGCCTGGAATGGCAATATGAGCCAGAGGGGTTTGACTTAGGCGAAGCCGGGCTGTATCTTCCAGATTTTTATTTTCCAAAGTTGAATATTTGGATCGAGATCAAGGGCGAGTTTTCCGAATCCGGGGAAGCAAAAGCCCAGGCGCTAGCCGATGCCACCGGGAAGCAGGTATATATCGCCGCCGGGGCGGTTGGTGTTGCTTCATGGTTCAAATACGAACCACGCGAAGCGCCAAAAGATATAGGTCTTTGGTTATGCAGTGGGGATAAGGATCTTTACGCTGATGCGATAGACGCCGCGAGGGGCGCACGTTGGGAACACGGTGAAAAGCCCCAAACAAAAAAGGCAAAAAAAACCAAGCGGTCAACCGAACGAAAGCCTGGGCCAGTCATACCAGAGCCGGACGGTTGGGTGAAGGTAAATACCAACATCGGGGATCCGGTCTTTGATGCGTTCAATTCCACCCTTTCAGAGCCGCTAGATCCACCAAAGCCTGCCGCTCTACCTCCAGTGCCGCCGTCAAAATCATTACCGTTTTTTGTTCCGCCCGCCACGTTCGCGCCACCGAAAAGCGATTATCGGGGTCAGGTGACCGTGACACTTCGCGGAGGGGATAATAAAGCGCGGGATGCCCGGCGGCTTAAGCGCATACACGGAACCCTGCTATCGTATCCGGGTAACGATGTTTTTGTAATCATATCGTTTGAGGATGGGCGCAGATTCCGTATGGACTTCCCAGGTGAGACTACTGGTATCTGCCAAGAGTTGCTATTGAAACTGTACGAATTGGCCGGTGAAAGTAATGTCAGTCTAGAGCCGGTTCAAATAGGGGGTGATTGATGACTACCTTCAAGATTGCCGTTTCACGCTTTGCACTTGACGGGAAAATACCACCTGGCGATCCATTCTGGCCCAAGTTCAACGCAAGTTTTGAGAACACAGAAATGGAAACCCAGAACATTCTACAGGCAGTATATGACGGTCGCCCGATTACCACGCAGCACAAGAACAATTGGCGGTCGAGCGAAAACTACCTGTGCGGCCAGCATATCGGCCTAGACTTTGACGCGGGGGACAATACAAGCTCAATCAAGCACCTCATGGATAACAAGTTTATCCAGCGTTACGCGGCTTTCCTGTACACCACCGTTAGCCACACAGAGGAAGCGCCACGCAGCCGCGTCATATTCGTGTTGGATGCGCCGATCATGCAGGCCAAAAACTACACGTTGGCGGCCGCTTCTCTCTTGTGGTTATTCGGTACAGCCGACAGACAATGCAAAGATGCAGTTAGGTTCTTCTATGGTTCGAAGGGATGCACCTTTGAGTATCTCGATAATGTTCTCCCGTTGGAAACGATCAAAAAACTGATCAGTCAGTACCAGGAAACGGGAAAGCGGGAACAGCGTCACGCGATTCGACGCGACTATACCGCACCACCGTCACAAAAAGAGGTTGCCGACGCGCTGGCAAAAATCCCCCCGTGGGGGATCAATTACGATGAGTGGTTAGAGGTTCTTATGGGTATCCATTCAGAATTTGGTGACGCGGGGCTTTCCCTGGCAGAAAACTGGGCCGATGGGCAAGATGGAGAAGTCGAACGAAAGTGGAAATCCTTCAAGCAGAACGGTAACACATCCGGCGCGGTGACAATCGCAACGGTATTCGGGATTGCAAAAAACTTCGGATGGAGAAAATCCGAATCCGTGGAGGTAGTTTGAAATGGCTGATTACTGGATCAAGTGGTATCACGAAATCATAGACGATCCCAAAATGGCGACGCTACCGGATCGGCTGTGGCGAAGGTTCACAGAGCTATGCTTACTGGCGGGTAGACTTTGTACCGATAAGTCTGGAAAACTACCAGACACGCGACAACTGGCCTGGCTGTTACGAATGACTACCGACGAATTACAGGGTGATCTTGACCAGATCGCAGCTATCCACCTGATTGAACCAATCCCCAACGGCTGGTTTATTGTGAACTTCGAGAAGCGCCAACGCGCAGCCACGTCCACCGAAAGGGTACACCAACACAGGGAACGAAAACAGCGCCAGCAATACAACGGTGATGAAACGGATTTGAAACGAAATGTTACACAGAAACAGATTAACAGATTAACAGAGTCAGAAACAGAGTCAGAGACAGAAAAGAATACTAGTAATAGTGTTCTCTTCGAGGATGTTATCAAGGCTTATGAACAAAACATTGGCGTACTAACACCGATGATTGCCGAAAAAGTTCAGGCCGACTTTGACGAATACGGCGGCGCGAATTGTGTGGAGGCTATCACGGTAGCGGTCAACCAGAATGTTAGAAAGTGGGCATATGTCCAGGGCATTTTGAAGTCATGGAAGCGTGATGGAAAGGTCGTTCTGAATACTGGCGAAAAGCCGCAACGCCAAAAGGTAATGGTTGAACTTCCAGGCGGTCAGGTTGTGGAGGCACATACATGAACCCGCAGTTAGCACAATACGAGGCCATTGCAAAAGAGATTTTCCAGCGGTGTCTGATTGAGGATTACGATCCAACCGAAATGCACGAATGGTTGGTAAAGGCAATCGCCCATGTTGGGGGTGCTGCCGACGATAATGCGCTGATGACCTGGGAAGAAAGTTTCGCCCTGGTAGACAAGATGCAAGCGCACTACAAAGAATTAGCATCCATCCCCCCAGAACAGCGCAAGATTTTAGATTGGCCCTGGACTAGCTGGAATAAGCTGATTGACCCATTGGAACCTGGCATTCTCGCAGTCATTACCGCGCCGGATGGCATGGGAAAAACCATCTATGCAGAGTTGATAGCTGAACACTGGGCCAGCCACAAAAACCGGGTTGTGTATGTCCACTACGAACTAAGCAAAGAAGTAATGATGCTGCGCCGCACCGCACGCCACGCCAGCCTAACCATCCGCGACCAAAAAAACGGCAAGTTGACCACAACGCAGGAAAACGCCATTGCGGAATCACACAAGCGGCTCCGGTCATGGGGCGGGGAAATATCCTACCTGCATACTCCGGGGTGGACGATGGAACGCACCACCGCCGAATTGACAAAGCTGCATTCCGAAGGGAATTGCGACGCGGTAATTATCGACTATCTGGAAAAGGTAGCCGCCAGCCGCCGCCAAATGAATATGTTTGGCAATGACATTTATTCCCGTGAGGCCGACAACGTGGAACAGTTGAAAATCTTCTCCGAGACTACCGGCGTTCCCATTGTCCAGGTTGCCCAGATGAACAAAGAGGGCAAGGGCGAAACCAAAAAGACGGTTGACCGTAACGCTATCCGGGGCAGCGGCCAAAAATCGGAGAAGTCAAACATCGTCATATTGATTAGCCGCGACCACCTGGAAGAAGGTTATTCTAACCTTTGCACGGTGCGAATTGACAAGAATACGTTGGGACCAACAGGGACGCTGACCCAAGTCATGGTTCCTGAATACTTCTCGGTTGGTGATCCAACCGGGGCAGGGGGCGGCAATGTGTGACGAAGGATGGCAAATCTTTTGGATCTTCTGGGCCGAACATGACCCGGTAACAAAGCCGATATTGTGGCACAACCTGTGCCAGCACCAAGACGAATGCGCCGCCTGTCACGCCATAGCCGCGCTGCCAGCGGGCGCGGGGGAGGGAGGATAGCATGATAAATCTGCTACACGGTGACTGTCTCGATCTGATACCCACTATTGCGGATCAAATCGACGCGGTTATCACAGATCCTATCTGGCCCAACGCGCCGTTTGGAATGTTTGACGAAACAAACGCGGCCGGGTTGCTGCGCGACGCGCTGGATCTGATACAAGCCAAACGGGTCGTAATTGTTCTCCGCTACGATAGCGACCCGCGTTTTTTGCAGGCTGTTCCCGCTCGCTGGCCATTCTTCCGAATGCAAACGCTAGAGTATGCAGTACCGGGATACAACGGGCGCAAGTTGGGCGGGGTTGAGGTTGCGTATTGTTTTGGTGAACCGGTTCCATCTCGAGCTGGAAGGCGGGTTATTCCTGGCAAGGGGCCAACAGTGACGCGCAGAACACCGCCAAACGGCCACCCATGCCCGCGCAGTTTGCCACACATCAAGTGGTTGGTGAATTGGTGGAGCGAACCCGGCGAGACTGTACTTGACCCTTTCGCGGGGTCTTTTACAACCGGGGTGGCCTGCGCAGAAATCGGGCGTAACTTCGTCGGTATTGAGAAGGAATTGGAATACTACGAAATCGGCCTATCCCGTATCCGCGAGGTACAGCCGCAATTGTTTGCTGAGACTGTGGAGGTAGCATGGCAATAACGCACGTGTACGATGTGAAATATTCGGATGACGGCGCAATCATGAACCTGCGCTGCCCGGTGTGTGGTAGGAAAATCGCGGTTGACCTGGTTACGCGGAAGCCCTATGTAATCAACCCAGGCAATCAGGGCGTTGAACACGTGATGAACAGCGGCGGGGTCTACATGACCGCAGACATTGACGCGGGGCCGGACGATGCAAGCGAGATTGTCCGGGCGGTGAAGGAATGGTCATTGAGGGGAGGCAAGTAGCGCAATGGTGCTGAAAACATTTACA